CAGCGATATTTCCAGAGGGTTTACTACTCGATAAAAAGGCTTATCGAACCCAAAAAATAAACGGGCTGCTATTGCGCAACCAGTTGAAAATAAATAACTTAGCACTCGAAAACGCAGCCGAAAATAGCGACGATTTTTCAAAAAATGAAGTTAGTACCCCGTACGGGGCGCTAAACGAACTTTTAGAGATCGTTTCGAGGGCTGCATAACCGTTCACCACAAATTGACAACGCAAAGATGGAACAAGACCTTATACGCTTGCTGAAAGAAATTGAAAGTATTTCACAGCGGCTTTCCCAAAATTTTATCGAAAAAATTGCCAGTCAGGACATGGATGGTGGCCAATGGAACCATGTAATGAGTGAGTTATGCCGCATCCATGATGAAAGTAAAACGGCATTTATTAGCGCAAGATCGCTTTATAGGGCATATCCAGACAAAGAAACAGCAAGTAGTCTTTTACCAATAGGCACAAGGGCTTTTTATCAGTACGAAGGCTCAAAAAGGCGTGTTCATGGGGTAATAAAAGGATTTGAGGTTGTTGGTGATGAGTATCGGTATTTGATTAAATTCGATGGTAACTACGATGCTGATTCAGAAAATATTAAATATGTAAAACCGTCAAACCCCGCCTAACCATGCCAGCCACACAACGCAGATACACCCACAACGGCAACGGCGTTAAAGCCATGCGCCGCGAATTAAACCCGTCGCCACACAGCGAGTTACTTTCACGCTTACCACCTCAAGCCATCCAATTAGAAGAAGCGGTATTGGGCGCAATGATGCTCGACCGTAACGCGCTGACCAACGCCGGGCCGCTTTTCAAACCTGAAATATTTTACAACGACGCGCATCAGCATATTGCAAAGGCCATTGTGTCGCTATTCAGTGAAGGCAAGCCGATTGATATTCTGACGGTCACTGAAAAAATAAAGTCAACCGTCGGCCTCGATAAAATCGGCGGCGGGTATTACTTGGTCGAACTGACCAACAAAGTAGCATCGGCGGCAAATATTGAGTATCACACCCACATCATTTACCGCGCCTACATCAAACGCACGGTAATAGATAACTGCAATCAAGCCATAGCGTCAGCGTATGACGATCATGCCGACCCTATGGACTTAATAGACGGCTTGACTAAATTCTGTATCAATTCAAACAGCGGCCTGACAACAGGCCAAAGTATCAGCATAGGAAAGGCTGCAAATAACGTGCTGGAACGTGTGGCAGAAGCCATGATGAACGGCAAACCGCTTGGTATTTCAACAGGGTTCAGAAGCCTCGATGCTATGATGGGCGGGTTTTTCAATGGGGAAATGACCGTCGTAGCAGGTCGCCCAGGAATGGGCAAAACGCAACTTGTTTTACAGTCGGGCATCGAAATCGCTAAACAGGGTAAGCACTTCCATTTCATAAGTCTTGAAATGACACCGGAGCAGTTAACGACCCGTGTTATTGCTGAAATGGCTGGTGTTGGTCAGTCTGCGATCAGGAGCGCAAAACTAACGCAAGACGATTTTCGCAGGATGCAGGAAGCGGCTGCGCTCATTCAATCGCTGCCGTTTAAAATTGCATCATGCCGCACGCCAAACGAGTTATGGGCCTATGTGTCAATGAACAAGGCGCGGGGCGAAATGGATGCCTTTGCCATTGACTATTTGCAGTTAATGTCGGGTGATGGTGGCGCAAAGTCAATCAGGGAGCAGGAGGTTGCATCTATATCACGCACCATTAAGCGGTGTTCAACCGAGTTTAATATTCCTGCCATTGCGCTTTCTCAATTAAGCCGGGCGGTTGAATCAAGGGCCGACAAAAAGCCAATGCCATCAGACCTTCGTGAGAGCGGAAGTTTGGAGCAGGACGCGGATAATATCATTTTCATTTTAAGGCCGGAGGTTTACAAAGAGTTTGATGAGTATTCGGTTGACGGCCAAATGTTTGAAACTGGAAACCTTGCGGTCATTATCGGCGCAAAAATGCGGTCTGACAGCCTGTTTGAGTTTCCTATGAAATTCCAAAACGGCGTATTCAGCGACTACGACAGCGCACCGGGTCAGGCTTCGGCATCGCAAAGCATAACATTGAACGGCCAAACGTTCACAAGCGAAGGCGAAAGCGGAAGCATTGCGCAAGTAATGAACGGGCATAGGCCGGGTAAAGATGAAGACATCCCCTTTTGACCTATGGAAATCGAACTAATAGCATTCGCTGGCTTTTGCCTTTTTCTTTACTCACTGACGCTTGAAAGATCGAAAAAATGAACGTACTCGCTCTAAACAAATTCACAAAGCGCCCACTAAACGCCGAACAACTTGCATCAGTCGCAGAAATTGAAAGGGCATTCAAAGAACACGGCGACGGCGATCAGCGCAAGTTGGCATATATGCTGGCTATGGCCTTCCATGAAAGCCGACTACGACCAATAAAAGAAATCAAAGCAAAGCCGGGTAGTCTTGTATGGGAAAAGTACCAGAAACATTACTGGCACACGGGCTACTATGGTCGCGGTCTTGTTCAAATAAGCCTTGAACCGAATTACAGGAAACTTGGAACGCGCCTAAACATACCGCTTGCGGAAAATCCAGACTTAGCATTGATACCGCATCACGCGGCAGATATTTTGGTGATCGGAATGATGGAAGGATTGTTTACAGGTGCAATGCTTGGTTATTATGTAAATAGTAAACGCGCATGGTACTACAAAGCAAGGGCGACGGTTGGGGCAAAGTTTGTCGCAGGTCAAGACGTAGCGCAAAAGATAAAAAACTACACGCTGGCAATTTTAGCAGGGTAAATTTTTTTTGAAAAAAATTGTTAACGCACTTGCGTAGTATTGCGATACGCTATACATTTGTATCATCAAACAGCGAAGCAATAACGCAAGGCTTAAAACATTAAAAATTCAATACCATGACAGTCGTTACAAGCAACACCACCGCGAAAAAGGTTGAAATCCGTAAAAACGGCGGCTTTGATAATTCATTTATCGCGCAACTTGTACAAGATTATAACGGTGAAAAAAGCGTGTTACAAACAAAGTTTTACGCCACCGAAACAAACGCGGTTAAATGGGCAAACAAGGTATTGGGTAACTAATTCCACTCACCTCCCCGTTTAAAATCGAACGGGGGTAAAATAAAATAGCAATGATAGTCACAATACCATCATCACAAGAGCATAACGGGCAAGGGCTTGTTACTCGTGAAATATCAGATAAATGCCCTGTCTGCAATGGGCCAAGAGGAAAAGTATTTGGGACGCACTCATATGATGGGCAAGGCGCATGAATGTTGACGGATGGAATAACCCATGCGGGCACATTGACACATATGCAGCAATAAGAAAAGAGGGTCGTGTCGTCGCATTCAAAGAGCCGACGGAGTTTAGATTTTTTGCAAATACATCTATTCCTTTTTAACAAACCCGGCAACGCGGGGTTAGCCGACCGCATAACATAACCATATTTTTAAAAAAAATGTCTGATTTCAAAACAAGACTTTCAGAAGAAAAGTCGCAACTCGATGAACGCCTTGAAAAATTGCAAGCGTTCCAAGCCCTTGATGCGTTTCATGATTTACCTCCACTCCTGAAAACGCTTATGAACGTCCAAGTAAACGTGATGGCTACTTATAGCCAAATTCTTTCCGAGCGCATTTCATTCCTAAATTCTAACGAGGAATCTTAGGCTCAATTAACTATCCATTCTTTCACCCCCGCCTGTACCGAAATGTGCAGGCGGGAAAAATTAAGAACATGGCAGTACATACATATAAAGAGTACGCAATATCGTGCGACCACTGCAATGAGTGGTGGAACTACTCAAATAGTGGCGATAAGGAATCTACGGTAAAAGACCAACTGCAAGAATCTGGATGGAAGCGCAAAAAAGGCAAGATAATTTGCACGGAATGCCAGATAAGACAAGGGATTTTAAAGGTTTCAGATATTCCAGATGGAGACCAAAACTAAAACCCCGCGCTACGGTGCGGTAAAAAACAAGTAACGCCATGACAAAAGAACAATACAAACTTGCTATCAGGTCACAAAAAAGGTTGCAGCGATCTAATGCCAAACTCATACACCTGCTGATAAATTTCAGGTCGCACAATTATGAGCGATACCCGCCTGATTTCACAGGCGTAATGCGTGAATGTAAGCGGGGTTCAAAGTTGTTGGATTATGCCGGACTTTGGCTATTCCTTGCAACAGAAGGCAATCGCTGGAATGTCCCATCAAATGAACGAAAGCGGTCTTACAACATCGTAAGGTCAAATGAATCTGAATTACCATTTTAAAGTAACCACCATGACAAAGAGATTCAAAACCATCGTGCGCGGAGGTAAGTTCATTTCCCCATCTGAAACGGGTGATTTTATTGAAACAGAAGCCCCGTTTATGCTGCCCGAAAGCATGACGATAGGCGAGTTAAAGGGTTATTACCGACGGCATCATAGCGACTTCCCCAAATTGGCTATTGATAAGGCGCTTTCCGACCTCGACCAGTGCGAACTGGTCACGATTGAGGTTAAGGTGGTGCAAGATATTCCAGAACTGGTGAAAACCGACAAAACAAGTTCAGAATTATGAGTGACCAACCAACACATAGAATAAAAAGGGTTGCCGTCATAGCAAAGACGGCAAAAGGATTTCAGGGGTTTGTAAAAGAATGCTACGACAAACTACCACCTGATAAATCCATTCAAGTGCTGAATTACGGTGTAATATCCGTGACGTACCAAAATGAAACCACACTGTACTCAATAGCATCCGACATAGAGGATATGTCCGGCCTGTCGCTTGATGCAGTTGAAAAAGCCGACGACTTTTTCCTGATTGAAGATGTTGAAAGGCTTTATCAGGCCGCACTTTCACGCGTTAAAATTCAAGACCAATGAGCGACAACGAAAATCCAAAAACATTATTAGTAGCGCCGAAGGCAACTGGCGTTTTAGAGGCCGAAACCATTGAACCTCTATTCCAGGTAATTCCTGAAACACACCATGACGACATCCTTGATGCAGCAAAGGATGTTATGGCCATGTCAGTTTATCGTAATGCGCTTGAAGGTCTTAATGAATTAAGGGTTTTGCCCGATTATGCCTTTATTGACAGTATGCCAAATCGTTTTGGCCCTGCTCCGAGGCGATACCGAAACCTGACATCTTCAAAAGTCCGCACCACCCCAAAACTATCCCGCAACGCGCCTTGCCCGTGCGGGTCAGGCAAGAAAAATAAAAAACGCTGCGATAAAAAATACTGAAATGGACAAGATCATTATCTCATTTTCGGGAGGCAGATCATCCGCGTATTTGGCCTATAAGATGCAGTTTTCGCCCGAATTTGCGAACATTGAAAAGCATTATGTTTTTGCCAATACCGGAAAGGAATTAGAAGAAACGCTGGTATTTGTGGATCGGTGCGACAAGGAGTTTGGGCTAAATCTTACATGGGTAGAAGCGGTTATTAACCCAGAAATGGGAGTTGGTTGTGATTATAAATTTGTTGATTTTTCAACAGCAGACAGAACAGGGAAACCATTTGATGACATGGTAAAAAAGTTCGGTATTCCAAACAAGGATTTTCCACATTGCACGCGGGAATTAAAGGAGCGACCAATGGGCAAGTGGGCAAAGGATTGTTTTGGCGACAATTATATATGGGCTTTAGGAATGCGAGCAGATGAACGACACCGCCAAAAGGGTGGAAGTAAAATATATCCACTTATAACAACATGGCCAACAAATGAGCGAATGGTTAGAGATTTTTGGAGCCGGATGCCGTTCGACCTTAATTTGAAAGATTATCAAGGAAACTGTGATCTGTGTTGGAAGAAAAGCCTGAACAAGCGGCTGACGATCATTTCTGAAAACCCTGCAATAGTGGAGCAATGGCGCGAATGGGAATCTGGAAGCGAATATGTATTTGATCGTTCAGGGCTTACAATTGATGAAATATCGCGTATGGCAACATCCAAGAAGTTCAAAAAGGCAGTAGATAAGCATGAATTACGTAAGTTGTTCCCAGAACTTGAACTTATTGATATTGATGCAGAATCATCATGCACCTGCGCGGCTTAAAAAAAATGCTGCGGTGTGGCAGTGATGCCAGGCAGTGAATAACAAAAACAGAACAATGAGTATAGAGTTTAACTTCGTTAATGAGGATAACGAAATAGTGGATAACCTGCGTAATGCCGTAGGCATGATAGCCTATTTCGATTGCCTGAAATGTGGGTTCATGTTGCACATAAAGAAAGACTACAATCCAGTCCCATTACACTACCAAAGCATTTTGAAAATATGCGATCCAGTAACATGCCCAAAATGTGGAACTATACATCACCATGTTATTGATGATGAAGGCGACGGAGATACTGTATCTTTTACTGAAAAAGAGTTTGTTGACCCAAACCAGTTACGTCTTTTTAATTAAAACAACATCCGAACAATGAGATTCATCCTATTTGGAACGGTAATAAGAACCAGAAAAAGCCTCAAAAAAATACTCATTAAGGCGCAAAAAGAAGGTAGGCAAAACCACCATCTTTTCAAGCAGTTTGAAACGATCTACAATACCGGAATATTTGGCATTGTGATTTACCGAACAAGGCAAAAATGGGAGCATTTTAACGACAAAACAACATCCGAACCATGACCTACGCTCAACTTCGCTCGCACGCCCAAAATATGCTGTTCATAATCGGCATAATGATCGGCGCAACGATCTGCAAACTATGGTTTGGCGCAAGTATCGGGTGGCTTTGGATATTCATGCCAGCACTTGCGTATCAGGTGTATTTTACGGTCGTGTGCTTACGGGCCATATTTTCATGGAATGTAAATTTAAACGAGGAAACAGAATGACCTACACCACCGAACACTACCTGCAAGCCGTACAAACCGAGATAATGTACCGGGCGCAACAGATATTGACTAAGGACAACAATGAACCTGCCTTAGTTTACGCGCAATGGATTAAGCAACTTGCGCATCTTGAATATTTCCTAATGAAGTCGGAATTTGGAAACCAAAACACAAACCCAATACACAATATCACAACGGCCATCCATATCGCATACATCCGCGATCAAGACGATAACGGAGGCCGTAACGGTGCATTATGGGAGGAAATGCGCGAGCATTTTTATTATCATTTAGGGTTATCTTTGTTGGATAAAAACGGACTTTAAAACATGAAAAACAAGACCAAAAAATATAAAGGCATCGTCAGGACGCTTCAAAAAAGCAACACTCCAGAGGAAGTGCTAATACGCGAAGCAATACGCAGGGCCATTGATAAAGTGCCTATAAATGACCTGTTGAAAATGTTTGTTGTGACTATGGACAACATAATGATAACATACGACAAACTGGCCGGAATGCCATATGATCAAGTTTACACCGCATCAGTTGAAGTTCCTGAAAACTTAGACAGTGAAACGAATAAACCAAAACTCATCCGAATAAAAGACTAAAGCATGAGCCAACAAGAAAAGGTACTCCATCGGCTAAGAACGGCCATTCAAACAAAAATATCACCTCAAGACTTTGAGCGCCTGAATTTTGATTCACAGTTGGCTTATGATGGTATAGCCGTGAAGATCATAAAAGAACTATATGGCGAACGCCGCACAGAATCAGTACCCGTTATATTCCAGTTCAAAAAGCCTTCGACATGGTGGCAGCATTTCAAAGAAGCGAACTTCCCAAACTGGCTGCTTGAAAAATTCCCTGTAAAATACACCATCGAAACGCAACAGCGATTCGTTGATCTTGATCGTACATGGGAGTTCCCGAACGCTTACGTTATTGCGAGTAAAATAATGAACAAGTATGTAGTGCATGACAGCCACATGGTATGGCCTGAAACGTTATCTGTTACCTCAATCAAAGACTAAAGCATGAACATTTGCTCTTTTGAAACCGCCAAAAAACTAAAAGAGGCTGGCTATCCACAACCTGAATTTGGATGTTGGCAGGTGTGGTATAACGAATTAGGCAATGGAACCTTTATCGGTTTAAAGACAGACATGAAAGGTATAATGTACTTTGATTGCTACAATCTTGGAAGCGGAACATCACTAACCAGATGGCTGAAAGAAGAAGACAAAACAACTTTCGCCCCAACAGCAGATGACATTTTGATGAATATGAAAGGTGTTTATCTGTCCAAAATAAATGGCGATTATTGGGGTGTTTTTGAAAAAGGAACAAACGCAATGCTTGGCTATCATCCAGAAAATCCAGCAGAAGCGTGTGCAAAGGCTTATTTATATGGCTACCACAAAAGCATGAAGTTGTTTGATAACCCTACTTAGTCACCTCAAAAACGCCCTAAGCACCTGCGTCACAGCCGCCTTCTTTTCGGCTTCAAATAACGGGCATTTGCATTTTAGTTCACCCGTCTTGATTATCACTATAGCCATTTCGTAAAACTCGCTCCTATCCGCACTTTCAAGAGCGCCACTCATACCATTAACGCCAACAGCAAGATTTAGGCCGTCGGTGTAGTATGATATAGATTCAATCCTTGCGCGTTCAGGCTTTATCGTGCTGGCAGTAACAAGGGCCGCAAACAGGTTATCAAACATATCAAACCCGGCCCTTGCCCTAAAATACTCGTTAGGTGTCAGCATCCGGTAACGGTACATCCTTTCAAGCAGCACACGGTTTGCCCTTATCTGCTTTCCGCACTCTATGATCGTGTCTTTCGACATGATGCCCTTAGACTTGCTGAAATACCGCATACACGCAAGGCTTGAATCAAACGACATAGCAAAGTCCATGTAAGCCTGTAAGCGTTCAGCACTGCTATCAGGCAGCAGCCCGTTTGCTTCTTTCAGCGCATAGTCAATTACACACTGTTTGCATGATTGTGAGTAAGACAAGCAAGGCGCAAGCAGCGCAACAAGTACAATGATAAGCGTACGGGCGATGTGGTTCATTCCAGCGTAAGTATACGGTTTAAGACATGGCATAGCGCCGGGTAAAGTTATCCGGTATCAGCGCAACAGGCAACCGCTATCCAGTGAAGCCGGGCTACATACGGCCATAAGTACACAAAAAATATTCATACTAAGTATGCACTAATCGAAACAAGGCGCGGTTTTTGCCGTTAAAATGACGTGTTTTTGAAGTAAGTACATAAAAAGTGTAAAAACTTATTGAACACAATAAAAAAACAGTGTACTTTTGTTTTGCAAGAAATGAAGTACACAAAAGTTTGAGATTGTTAATGCGGCGGCTGACGATTGTTTGCCGCCGTTTTTTATTTAGAATACCGTAAAAACACCGTGAAATGGGCGAAAATGATTTAAAGAAAGCAGACAGGCCGGGGCGCAATGGTGGAAGGCTATTGACGGGGCATAAATATCCGGGTCAGGGTGGCAGAAGCAAGAGTTTGCCGCCTCTTAAAGAGTTATTAGGCGATGTACTTGGAAGCGAAGGCGGTGCTATTGAGGCTTCTGAAATGCGCTCAATCATTGACAAGTTGATAGAGCGATCAAAGAAGGGCGACACGGCGGCGGCTAAATTGCTATTTGAATACGCATACGGGAAGCCAAACCAAAACATAAGCGTGACAGGCGAAGATGGTGGCCCTATCAAAGTTGTTTCAACAGGGCTTAACAGTGATGAAAGGAAACTACTTGACAAACTATTGCCGGGCCTGAATGTAGGCGATAATGAGTAGTAAAAAGCAGTTGCGATGTGTGATGCTACCAGCGTCGAAGTACGCAAAGCATACCGAGGCGCTATTTAAGTTAAGAGCGCACGGGCTTTTGTGTTTTGTTGTCAACGACGCTTACCTGAAAGAATACGCGGATGAAAACGGGGCATACAAGCCGCCACAAGACAGGATTTTGATTTTGTACGGTGGTTCTGGCTCTGGGAAGTCGTATTTCAAGGGGACAGAACTGCTAATAAAGTGCCTGACACAGCCGTATTGTAGGGTTATATTTTGCCGGAAATTCAGGGAGCAAATCAGGGACAGCCAGTTTAAGTTATTCAAAGACCTGATTCGAGATTACAGGCTGTCAGAGTATTTCACGGTGAAGGAGCAGGATATGGACATTCGTTGCAAGATAAACGACAACGAACTACTATCAGCCGGGCTTGATGATGTTGAAAAGTTGATGTCTATTCAGGGGCCAACAGATATTTGGATTGAGGAGCCAGTCGGTAAAAAGGGCCTGATACACTTTTCGGATTTTACGGAATTGAACAGGCGTATTAGATACCCCGGCGTTGTAAACCAAATGCACCTGACTTTTAACCCGATTACAAAGCATAGTTGGGTTTACAAAAAGTTATTCGCAGAAACGCACTGGACTACACACCGCCTGAAAACAACATACATAGACAACAACTATTTGCCGGATGGGGAAAAAGAGGTTTACGAGGCGCTTAGGACAGCCGCTCCGGAGGAGTACGAAATATACGGGCTTGGTAAATGGGGCGACCCGAACAGCGAACTTTCACTTTTCACGCCAAACGTAATTTACGACGCCTTTAGGAACGAGTTTGTAAAAGGCGGCAAAAGGTATATGACGGTTGACCCGTCGCTCGAAGGCGAAGATGATATGTGCATGATTATTTGGGATGATATGATTGTTGAAAAAATAATCATGATTAAGAAATTGAACGGGAGGCAGTTGCTTGAAAAGATCATTTCAGTAGCGCGTGAAAACGGGATTGTAGGGTCAAATATCTGCTTTGATGCGACAGGAATAGGCGGGTTCCTTTCAGGTTTTTTGGCTTCATCTATTCCTTTTCACGGGTCAGCAGCCGCAATAAAAGAGGATGAGCCTAAAACCGAAATACAAAAGAAGTTGCAGCGAAAGTCGGGGTATTTGAATTTGAGGGCGCAATGCTTCTATTGGCTTTCAGGTCAGTTTCGGGATGGCAAAATAGCGATCAGGATAAAATCTTCGATTGAGCAGGGTATGATAGAGGAAGAACTGCTTTCGATCAGAAAAGCCAGTGATTCAGAGGATAAACCGCTTGCGATAATGAAGAAAGACGACATCAAAAAAATACTTGGTCGAAGTCCAAACATTGCAGATGCGCTAAGTATGAGGGCGGTATTTTCATTACAACCAGCAAAAACAGGCGTTCGCCGTTCATTCGGAGGCGCATACTAATAAATCAGAATCAAGAAATATGAATCAAAAGCAAGTTCAATTGCAGTCCGTAGTCGAGCAGTGCGGCGAACTATACAAGGCGCTGCGCTCGATGTACGGGCCTACGCATGGCCTCACCACAACAGTAGCCAGCGTTTACGCCAACATTCACCCAAACAAAGTTAACGGGCTAAGCGCCCTGAAACGCTCCATCAATTTCGATGCAAGGGGCGATGAGCCGTTTACGGGTCTGACTTTCGAGCAGAAAATGGCTGAAATTCGGAAATCTAACGCTAAGGAATTGCCATATAGCGATTTGCGCAATGAAGATGAAACAAACGGCGAAGATGTTACAGCCGTGTTTGTTGAGCCAGCAGAGCCTAAAAAGCGAGGCAGAAACAGGGGGGCAGAATGGAACCCGCCAACCAAAAAAAAACTTGCTGTGGAGGGTGAAAACGAACCAGAAACAGCCAACGACACAGCCGAATGATTGACATTACCGTCAAAGACCAACACGGCAACATAGCCCGACAATTTGCGCTCCCGTCCTCACTCGCTGAAATGACGGTGGCCGATTTTGTCGGGCTTACTGTTGAGCGTGAAATGGGTGCGGCGCGTGGTGAATCTGATTTTGTTGTTTGGTGTCGCGTGTTTGCGTGGCTGCTCAATATTCCAGAAACGGAAATCCAACAGTATAGCGCCGACGTAGTTGGCAAAATGTGGATGCACATGGCAAACGTTATAGGCGGTTATGTGCCGAAGGTGTACAATGCAGACGATACGCAAAGACACATAACCATTGACGGTGAAATATTTGTAATCCCAACAGGATTAAGACCGGATGAAGCGCCTGTAACAGTGCTTGAGCATCTTTGTGTAAGTGAGGCGCAAATAGTTGCAGAACAAATATACACATCGCAGCAAGTTTTTTTTTGGTTGGCGGGTTCCATTCTGCCCCCCTGTTTCTGCCTCGCTTTTTAGGCTCTGATGGCTCAACAAACACGGCTGTAACATCTTCGCCGTTTGTTTCATCTTCATTGCGCAAATCGCTGTATGGCAATTCCTTGGCATTAGATTTCCGAATTTCAGCCATGCGCTGCTCGAACGTCAGGCCCGTAAACGGTTCATCACCTCTTGCATCAAAATTGATAGAGCGTTTCAGGGCGTTTAGCCCGTTAACTTTGTTTGGGTGAATGTTGGCGTAAACGCTGGCTACTGCTGTCGTGAGGCCATGCGTAGGCCCGTACATGGAGCGCAGCGACTTGTACAGTTCGCCGCACTGCTCGACTATGGGCTGCAATTGAATTTGCTTTTGATTCATATTTCTTGATTCTGATTTATTAGTAAGCGCCGCCGAATGAACGGCGTACGCCTGTTTGCGGTGTTGCTGCTTTCTCCATCGCCCAATACCTTAGCGCGTCTAAGGCGTGATTCCATCTGTCTATCGGCTCATCCAACGGCTTACCGTTTACATCCTTCATCCACACATAGTTTTTGGCCTCCTTCCAAATGTTGTCGCCGATTAGGTTCAGTTTATATCGCTGCATCACACTGATACCATATTTGATGCTACCCGGCCCCTTCTTTGCGCCTCTGATATTCCAGCCCATGCGCTTTAGTTCCTCAATGTTCATTGCGCCGCCGTTGCCTGTGTCTGCTATGATTTCATCTACACGCTTTCTTACGCCTAATTCGGCCAGCCGCTTGCTTATGTCCGTGTTTGTCATCCCTGTTTCATAGATCAACTCCTGCGCGTAAATTTCACCCCCAAACAAACCACATCTAACCAGCGCAGTTACGTCATTTGAGAAACCAAAGTCCAGCGCATAACAAACCGACTTCGCAGTATCAGGAAACCTTAACGCCTGTTCCTTATTCCGGTAAATAACCCCCTGTAATTCAGCGAACAGCCCCAAAGCATATATCTGATATTGCGCCGGGTCTTTGTGCTTCAAGTCCTCAATGGCTTGTCTTTGAACATCCGGCAAAAATGGATTATCAAGGTGTGTTGTAATGTAGAACCTTGAATCTTCGCGCTTTTTTAAATCTTCGGCCCAAAACTCCTCCGATGGGTTAAAGTCAATAATAACCTTCGTCGTGGTACGCATATTCAACTGCGTAAATGTTTCCTCGTCAACGTCATTCGCCTCATTGATAAACAGTATATCCCTTTTCCGGCCCCTTACCTTTTGGCTATCATCCAACCCGATGAACTCAAACATATTTCCGTTGAGGTCATACGTTCGATCTGTTCGGTTGTGGTATTTCTCATTGTACAAGCCCTCGTTTTTCAGTATTTCCAAAAAATCCCTTTCGGCTGTTGCTTTTAGCGCGTTCAGGGTTTTACGGCAAACGGTTATCGTCAACCCGGCGTTTACCATCCTGAATGCAATACCGATCAAATACTGCAATATGCTGTAAGTCTTACCGCTCCTACTCCCCCCCTGATTGATAACATAGCGAACCCCTTTGGATTCTACCATGTTGCGGTATGTTGTGCAGACCTTTTGCATTCATTATATATCCTTTGCCTCCCATGATAGTCTTACCGGGCCACCGTCTTCGCCTGTCACGCTTATGTTTTGGTTAGGTTTGCCGTATGCGTACTCAATCAATAATCTCGCCGCCGAAACATCTCCCTTTATTGCTCGCAACCTCAAAGACATAAAAACCGCCTCCATTGCAGTCTTTTCATCCTTCTCATCGCCCATTACCTTTACCATTATATCTGATAAATTTGGTATTTTAGGCTTACGGCCTCCGCCATGATCTCCTCCGACGTTCAAAGTTCCGCCATTTCTACCCGGTTGTGTTTTTTCTGTTTTTGCCATCTCTTTACGGGATTTTACGGGTTTTAATGCTATATCAATTCCCCATTTTTTGTTATTTTAATATCTTGATCAAGATTAATCATCCTGTCTATAATAACTTGGCAGTATTTCGGGTCTAACTCCATCAAATATGCAATCCTATTTGTCTCGTGACACGCAACCATCGTTGTTCCACTCCCTCCAAATAGGTCTGCCACTATATCCCCCGGAATTGAACTGTTTTTTATCTGGTATGAAATTAGTTTAACTGGCTTCATTGTTGGATGTCCAGAATTTCTTGCTGGCCTATCAAACTCGAGAACAGTTGTTTGCTTTCTGTCAGAGTACCAATTATGCGAATCTCCAGGCTTCCATCCATAAAGACATGGCTCATGACGCCAATGATAGTCTCGCATTCCTAAAACAAGCGAATTCTTAACCCATACAAGACACTGCCTAACCATTACGCCAGATTTATTCATGGCAAGCCTAAAATTGAGGCCTTCGATGTCTGCGTGCCAAACGTACCATGCGCCTCCTTTTTTAGTGAAATCAAAAATAAGACTAAAGAACTTTGATAGGAAATCATAAAAATCACCCCCACCCATCG